GTTATCTGCTATGGCATAAAAAAAACTCCTGATTTAACAGGAGTTCTCTCTCATGCGGAAGATGGGACTTGAACCCACACAAGCGCAATGCTTACAAGATCCTTAGTCTTGCTCGTCTGCCAGTTCCGACACTTCCGCATACCGCATTTCTTGGAAACAATTGCTTCCTCGCGATAGATATTAATATAACAAAAGGTAATGTAAAAGTCAATACCTTTCATGCGGAAGATGGGACTTGAACCCACACGAGCACAATGCTCACAAGATCCTTAGTCTTGCTCGTCTGCCAGTTCCGACACTTCCGCATATCGCATTTCCTCGGGAATTCTTTTGCTCTTCCCCCGCGACAAGTGGTAGTATATCAAATGCTATCCATATAGTCAATACCTTTTTTTAATTTTTTTCAATTTTTTTCTCCGCTTTTTTCAATGGATTTCCGGGTAGCAAAAAACCCTGTACCTTCGTAGATACAGGGTTCTCTTTCATGCGGAAGATGGGACTTGAACCCACACAAGCGCAATGCTTACAAGATCCTTAGTCTTGCTCGTCTGCCAGTTCCGACACTTCCGCATATCGCATTTCTTTGGGAATTCTTTATTCTCTTCCCTCGCGACATGTAGTAGGATACCAGAAACAACTGACAAAGTCAAGGCTTTTTTTGAAATTTTTCCGTTTTTTTGTGAATTTAATTCAATTCTGCAATTCTGCTGACAGCGACATAAATCTCCTGAATCTTATACCAGGTCGGATAGTCTGTAATTCCCGTCTCAGGAAGTCCAAAGACATCCTGAAATTTACGAACAGAATTCTTTGTCTGCTCGCCATAAATCCCATCTACTCCAACCTTCGGTATCGCCGGATATGCATCGCTAATCACATTCAGCTGTTCCTGAATCTGGCGGACTTTATTTCCTGTTGCCCCGATATTAAGATCATATCCCGGCCAGGAAGAAGGAATCCCCGATACTGCTTCTGCAACATTTACATAAATATCATTTCCATAAAAATACCGAAGAATTTCTATTGGAGAGTACCCCTGATCTCCCAGCGATTTACTGCCCCATTGTGTCATCCATCCGCGGTTTCTGCACTGTACCTGCCGTCCGTCACAGTACTGGGTCAGAATCGGCTGTCTCACATCCGGTCTCGACAGATAATTTTCAAAAAGCTCATCTACGATTCTGGAAATACTGTCAAAAATATTTCTTCCATGAATCCATTTGTGATCATAGGCAGTGGACGATGTAATTGTAAAATCTTTTCCTTTGTTCCGGTACCATTCCGTATAGACTCTGTTCAATGTAAATGACATGATTGCCAGAACATTTGCCCGTAATTGATGACATTATTAAATAGGTAGATATTTTTTATCTTTGTGCACCGCCTTTTTTCAGCAGGTATTTTCCAATAATTCCCTGTTCATAGTTATTATACAGTATGATAATATTTAGCAAAGGCGTTAAGGAGGAATTGTTATGAATAATATTAAAAGGGATTCTTGCTGTAAGTCTGCGGAGAAAGTATTCTTAGAAAACTGTACGGATCTTCCGCTACTGATATGGAATGATATGTCTGAAGAAGAGTTGAAAGCGTATTATCAAGATTTAAGAAACAGAGAAAAACAATTTGAATAATTTTATTTAGCTCCCCGGCGTTATGCCAGGGAGCTTTTTATTATACTCTGTTGATAAATTCCGCGCATACAAATCCGTAGTACTTATTTACGATGCGGACGTAATACCAATCTGCGCCGTCGGCAGCTTTAATCGTGTCGCACACATCGATGAGATTGTGCTGTGCGAGATATGGATATTTCTTGATGGTCGGATTCTCTTTGCCCGGCCAGGAACGAACATAGAGCTTGGCGGTATTGACCATGCCTACCCACTTCGGAGTCTTGCTGAGCTGTACTGCTGTCTTTGTGGATTCCTGATCTGCTGCCGTTCCGTAGTCGATCCATACATAACCGTCAATTGCTGAATCTGTACGTTTGTATTTTTTATTGCGGCATGCCCCGCCATTGGCTACAACACCTGGTGCACTGGAAGTATTTCCTTCGTTGGTGTAGACATAATTGGTATCAAAACTGTTGACAGATCCGATGTGTGAGCCGTTACGGAAGATGATCAGCGCGCCTTTCTTTGGTGTAGTATGCCAGGTTCCTTTCTGTTTGGCATGACGGGTGACACTCCGGCAGTTGTAGAAGCCGCCGCCCATGATCTGCAGAGCCTTCGTCAATCCGAACACTTTTACCAGTTTCCAGAACTGGTAGACCGCACACCACGGCTGGCCCTGGCATCCTGGCTGATTCCAGTTATTTACATCGCGGGCGAACTTGGTGTAGTTCTTGTCACCAGCGTTCTTGGTAAAATCATCCAGATAAGCATTACTTTTTTTCTCCAGATATGGTTTTGTGCCGCCATTGTTGGCGTAATAATCTCCAAGCTTGGTATGTTCCTGTAATTTGTTCACAGTTGTTTCCTCTTTCTTCTCAGTTTCTTCGGAACAATCCTTATAAAATACGTTGCGATCTACAGTTCCGCTGATGCCTGGAATCTTGGCTTTTGAGCTATACTGCCAGCCCACGCCAAAATCTGGCCGGAGTCGTTCCTGAAGCCAGCCGTCATCATTCGCCGGATACCTCGCGATCCAGAAGTCATATTTTTTAAGATGACTGCAGATCATGTTTGTGTACCAGTCTACATTGCAGTAGATGGCAAATTTATATCCCGCCGCCTCTACGATCTCGCGGAAGGCATCTGCCATTTTGTGAATACTTTCGGATCCGAGTGTCCGCTGGTTGTTGTATTCCAGGTCCAGGAATACCGGGAACTGGATCTTGCGACCGTTTAATGTGCTTACTACCTTGCGGGCTTCGGACTGGATCTCTGCGATCGTCATTGCATAGGAATACTTATATACTCCTACCGGGATGTTATATTTGTTGCATCCGGCCAGATTATTTTCGAACTGGGAATCAACAACATTGCCAGTTTCCGTGATCCGGAGGATTGCGAACCCCATTCCGTAATCTGCAACTGTTTTCCAGTCGATCTTACCCTGCCATGCTGATACGTCAATACCTTTAATCTCCATATTTACCTCCTGTTTTTGTAATAGGAAGAGAACGATCACTCGTCCCCTGTTCCCTCTTTATTATCCATATTCGCTTTGTCTTCGACCTGTGATTTCACATGAGTTACCAACGGAATCAGGAATGCCGGGATTGTTACTCCCATATCCTTGATGTTTTCCAGGATGCTGATAATCTCGTTGCAGATGATCCAGATTGCTACAATACATGCCACCAGGAATGTGAATGGTAAGGCGATGCCTACGGTCTGGGATGCATACAGGAGCAGCTGATCAATCACAGCTCCAACTACTACCAGAAGCCACATGCATACTTTTTTCATAATACCGCGGATACTCTTATAGGAGTTGATGTCCTCAGAACGGTATGTAGATGCCATGAGTCCGGTTGCGTAGTCGAGAATATTGCAGGCTACCATCAGAAGAACCGGCACTGCCAGCACTCCCAGAATGGAGCTGATGAATGCAAAGACTGCTGTTAAAATTACTTTGATATGATTTTCTGTCATAAGTTTTTCCTTTCTCCGGTTGCGCCGGCGCAATTTTACCAAAATAAATAGAGCCTTGCGGCTCTGCTCTGATCTTCATCATATATTTATCTACTCCATATTTAGTGCTTCGCGGATTGCTTCCAAATCATCGGTTGTTAATGCCGGATAGTCTGCTGCAATGTCTTCAAATGCTTCTCCGTTCTTGATCCGGATCTTAAATGCTCTTACCATTATTTTTAATTTCAGTGTATTAAGTGTTTTCATTAATTTTCTCCTCCTATTAAATCTGCCATCATTAAGATAATGTCATCTGTAGCTGTTTCAAGCGCAGTTAAGCGTTCTTCTGGTCTTGCCTTTTCTTTAAAATCTGATTCTGTCAAACCAAGTTTTCTCATCATTCTTTCCTGGGATTCTGTCATTCTGTTGTACCTCCTACTTCTGATAGCTTAACTGCATATTCTACTGTGTTTGGGATTGGGACTTTATAGCCATCACCGTTACTGTTCTTAAACATCAATGATCCACCAGCCTCAACCTCAAAAGGCTCTTGGAATGTATCACTGATAATATCAGATATATCTGTGACTATCGGTTCGACTAATTTGTAATATGTATTAGTTCCATCAGTGATCATTGATGTATTTGCGAAATCGCCATCTTTGAAATCTCTTTTATCAACATATTTATGATATTTTTTATTTTCAAAATCCACATAATTATGCACATTACCAGCACTCCATCCATACCCCTCAAGAGATTGCGGAATTAGATATGATACCTCATGCGCCGCACTATACTCAGTAGCTACTCCACCTTTCTCAATTTGAAAGTTGCTGTAAATACCACTCATACCGCCCGTTCTAATTTCTAAATATCGTAACTCTTCAGGTGTGTCTTTAAAAACATAAGTCATGCGAGTAGTTTTATTTAATTCAATTATGGGGGTTTCAGTATTACGTACAGTTCTTTTTCCATCTAACAACACAATAAGAATCGGATTACTTAATAACATATTGGTAGGCTTTACATCATACGAAAATGTATACTCTTTACCCGCTTCAAGATTCCCAATCCCAATATTGAAATAACCATTAAGATAACTCGAAGTATTATTATTTTGTTGAGCCTTAGTCTGAGTAACTACAATTGAATCACCTGGCTCAATAGTAGAAATAATTGTACCGTATGAATTAGTTAAAGTGTTCTTTTCCGTTTCTTGTGCGGAAAATCCTGTACTCTTAAATATATTCTTACCTTTATTAACCACTTCTGTTACTGAGGCATTTACTATTTCACCTTTATTATAAGGGTAGTAATCTTCTGGAAACATAGCTTCAAATTCCTCGACTGTAGATGGTTCGTTACCTGCACCAAACATTTTTGTGAGATCAAAAAGTTGAATTGGTAGTGTTATAGGGAGTACATCGTTAATTTTTATCGAAATCCTTAAGTCAGTAGTACCAGAATCAAGACACTCAACAATGCTCGAAAACCCATTGCCATTTGATAGCAAATGTTTATCGTCGTAAAATCCACTGATATAATATTTATGTCCTTTTGTTACAGATGGATTGTTTTTCATAGCAGAGCTATATGATGTACTCGTTCTTTCTCCATTTTCTGTAATAGTTACCAGACCATTATCATTATTAAAACTAACTCCTTCTTTGGATGCGCTATTGATAAACCAATTAGAATCTATAAGCTGATTCCACACAATTGCCTTCCCACCAATCTGCTTCACACTTGCCATCTGTGCACCTGTCGGAATTGTCTTCTGGTAGGCAGGTTCTGAATCTTCTTCAAACTGGTAGGTGATTCCCTGATTCAACTTCCAGAGTGCATCCAGCTTTCGATCTGTTGTTTCCAGCGCAGACTTGTTTGCTTTATTCTCTTCAATTAATGCAATGGCATCACCAACTGCTTTGGAATCTGCTGCCTTGCCGCTTTCTGAGAAAGTGCTGTCCAGGCTGTTGGCGATGTCCTGGAGCTGTTTTTCTCCTGCCTGATTGACTGTCTGGGTTACTTCATCGGTCTTGTCGGAGATCTCCTGCTTCTTTTCCTCTATGTAACTCTTCGTCTCATCTTTTACAACCTGGATGGAAGTGTTCTGCTGATCTGTTACTGCCCGGACTGCCTGCTGACCTGCGGTATTGAGCTTCTGCAATGCCTGCTCTGCTGATTCAAGCACTGCATTACCAACCTGTTTTACAGCCTCGGTGGAGGTATCCTCCTGGGTGGTGATTGTATCAATAGCCTGCTGTCTTACAGCGGCGATGTCTCCGGTTGCCTGGGTGACTAACTCGGACACCTTCTGGTTCAGACCGGTCATCTGGGCGTTGATGTTCTGTTCGGACTCTGATGCGGCCTTTCTGGACTGCTCCGCTGACTGGGCGTAGCCGGCGGCACTGTCGCGGCTGTTTTCTGCTTCCTGGGCGGCCTGTGCCGTATCTTCGTGTAACTGCTGCACATCTGCCTGTGATACTTCTACTTCCTGCTGGGCCTGCTCTACCGCTGCCCTGGAGATTTCTACCTGTTTTGCCTTGTTGACTACATCGTCATGCATGGCTATATAGTCTGCTCTGAGGTCTCCAGGAAGAGTGAGCATCTGCCATGCATCTGTGTTGCGTCCCGGATCCGGAGCTGTGCCGGTGATGGTAGTTCCCAGCTCCGCCAGGCACGTATAGGAGCCGCCTTGATAGCTTACTGTATCAAGGTATTCGTAGGATGCTCCTGGATCGTACTCTCCTCTTGGATTCAGGGAGACGTTTCCGAGATCTGTTTCTTGATAGTTGTTCTCTGTCGTGCTCATTTTCTTCTCCTCAGTCAATTCGGTCTATATTGTATTCCACCGCACAGATGTGCTCGATTCTGCATCCTCTGGCCTCATTCCATCCCTCGGCGAAATACGCTACATCTGCAGTTGCTAACAATTCTAAGGATTTTCTCAAAAACCATAATGGCTTTGCATTTGCTGGTGCGGCCTGGAAAAAGGAATCAATCACTTCCGCTGGTTCACCTATCAGTTTTTCTGCGCTTTCAATCGCTTTTTTTCTTACTGCAAGGATCTCTTCATCTGTTTTTCCTCTCATCGGCTGACTAATAAATAATTTCTTCATTTTCTTCCTCCTTAAAATTTTAATCTGTATTTCAATCGGCTTCCAACACGCCTGAAGTGTACCTTATCTACGGTTGGATCGGAATACATCTTCAATCGGCCGGCTACAACACGGAAGGCGGCAAAATGGACGTTTCCGGTCTCGCCCTTAAGTTCGGCTTCTTTCTGGCGGACATAATTATCAATGTCTTTCTTTCCTTCTTCTACTCTGCCAGGAATAGACGCTACAGCTTTCTGTGCTTCTCCGGCATAGTATTTCGCATTGTCTTCTTTTTGTTCCGGATGATCTTCTCTTCCGTGTGCCCAGGCCTCCGCCTGGTCTCTGGCTTTTTCTGACCGGTCAGCTGCCTGATTGACTGCCTCGACTGTCTCTCTGAAAATCTCCGGTTCTTCCGGTGATCCGGGAACCTCCGGTTTTGGTCTGGTGTTGACCATGATTGTGATCCGGTATTCCGTGTTCCCAGAAGTTGCGTCTGATAGGAAGATAAATGCATAAATGCTATAATTCTGGTTGGTCTCTTTCTCCAACGTGGAATCCGGAATCAATACTTCCGTAACTCCATCTTTTGTGGTTCCGATTCGTGTCACTGACTCTCCTGTTTTTTCAGTCAAGGAGAAGTGGATTTCAACAGCTGTCGGAAGGTTCAGACCTTGGATCCGGAGAATCTGTCCATAATCATACTGCCAGGCCCCTGATACCCGGCAGTACTTATCATCCTCAAAGACTGCAGTTAAGATATTATTCATTCTGTTCTTCCTCCGGTGGTTCCTGTCGGCTCTGTGCAGCTGCGGCAATCTCTGCGCAAGTGTCTTTCCGGACATCCGCAAGAACTGAGGACAATATTCCGTCCAGGATGCTGTATGGTAATCCTGTCTGGACTTTTACTCTCAACACTGTTCCTGCAATTTCGTTTTTTGCTTCTTCCATTACTAACACTAATGGTCTGTCGTTCATGTTCCTCTGACCTCCTTGTATATATCCTGAATCAGCTTCATCATGGCCGGAATCATCATTCTGTAGTTCCAGTCTTCCGGACGTTCTTTCTGATCGTATACGGCGCATTCCGGGAAAATCTCGCTGACATCCTCGGCATAGAATCCGGGAATGGATTTTCCGCACAGTGGATCGCCATCTATCAGATATCCTTTTTTGTACTGGAACCACACGACCGGAAGAGAAAGAAGTTTCTCTGCTTCTTCCTGTGACATGTCTCTTATATGGTTTTTGTAGCGTCTGGATGAGGATGCCTGCATACCTACAACGTTATTTGACACCGTGAGGACTCTTCCGGAATTCGAAGTCATTCCGTATAATCGGAATTCTCCTGTGCCGTCCGTAAATGTGCTTCGATCGGTATAGATGCTTAATCCATACTTGATTATTGCAGCTTTTCCGGATGCTGAAAATTTCGCTTCTCCTATTTGTATCTGTCCATTCTTTAAGAGAGAGATATTTCCCGAAGCGGACGAAATACTACTTGTATTTATTTTCCATCCGCCTATTGTAGCGTTAAATACCGAAAGATCATTGACTACGATATATGTTCCTTTTATATAGAGCTGACCGTTGTTCATCGTTATTGCATCCATAGCTCCGTTATTGGTAAGCATATTAAGGATATCCTGCGAGGTATAGCTATAAGTTATCTCCGGCTTGTAGATATATACCTTATCGCCTTTTGCTATTTTGCCAAATCCGCCAATCGTAAAGTTTTCATTTCCATCCGTTGATGGATTTGTGATCGGAACGGAAAACTTGTATTGTTCCCATTTATTTGACAAGCCAATATTGTGTACAACACGATTAAACGAGATGCCAGTGCTCTGTACCTCGTCTTTCTGCAGGTCTGCTCTGAGCCAGATGCGGATTTCGTACTGTCCTGCCGTCCGAACCGGATTATTGTTGGAATATTTCGCTGAAATATAGTTGTCTCCTGCAGTTCCGGTAATAAGAATTGCGTTCTTTCCTCCGTCTGGATCCGCCTGTCCTTCCGTGATTTTTCCAGTGATATTCCAGTAAGTTTTGCGATCGTTAGCAGTTAAGTCTGTTCCGTTTAGAAGATTTCCGGACTTTGAGTTTGCATATACTTTTGCATCTTCCAACTGTTTTGCGGTTGCATTATTGACATAATCCTGCGACGCAGCTGCTGATCCTGCAATAGACAGTGATGTAGCGCATATGGATACATTTCCATTTGCATCAATGCCAAGGGTTTTTACTCCTTTGTCGTTTGTGACCGCCAAATTTCGAGCATCCAGATACTTTGCGGACATAGCTTTTCCGCGGATGTATTCTGCGTCGATGTAATATTTTCCGTCATCGCCCTGGTAGATGCCCTGCCAACCGCCTGAGAGCTTATCCAGCATGATTGCGCCGGTCAGGGATGAGATATCGTCTAAGATCTGCACCGTCTGTTGATCTATCACAGTATCGCTTCCGGCGGCGCACAACGTAAACTTAAGCCAATAGATTGTGCTTGCCAGCTTTGATGCATCATAGGTGATAGATGATGCGGTGTCCGACTTGGACACCTGTGTCCACTTGCTTCCATCCGGGCTGGTATATATGCACAGTCTTCCGGAATACGCTGTCCTGGATGCGGTCTTTCCGACCTGATACCAGGCTTTCGCCGTGATGCTGGATGGCTTCAATATTCCATCCTCTCCACGTTTAATGGTATTGCTGCTTACTTCTATGGTCCAGGTGCCGCCATCGTCGCCCTTGTAGGACACGCTATAAGACGTTGTAGTAGTTCCATCAGAATAATTTACCATCGTCCTCGTCCAGAGGTACTGACCGCTATTCAGCGATGGTACAGAGGTATTCCAGGTACCTGTCGGGATCGTTGTTCCGCTACTGCTTGCCTGATAAGTAACCTGCTGGGAATCTATTGTGATAGAAGTTCCTTTTTTGCCGTCTGCGCTTTTATATGACACAGTATAAGTTACTGTCTTTTTGCCGTCTGAGTAGGTTACGGATGTTCTTGTCCACAAATATTTTCCGTCTGGTACGGTCGGAATATCAACTGACCAGGAACCTGTCGGTTTGACGGTTCCAGAATTTCCTACCTGGTACTCCACAGCAGTTACGTCGACCTCCACCCCGGTTCCTGCCGGTCCGGTTGCTCCTGCCTTGAGTTTTGCGATCGTGAAACGCCGGGATCCTTTGAGCTTGGAGTAGGTTATGGAGATGTCTACATAACCGCTGTCTGTGCTCAATGCTGTGACTGTATAAGTCTTTGTAGATAAGTTCCAAGAGCCGGTTATTCCAGATGATTTCGTGACCGTATAGGTTGCTTTATCAGTCACGTCTACGGAGCCCATAAACACACTTACGGTTGTGGCAACTTCCGGAAAGTTCTTGCAGTTTCCGTCTGCGTCTGTAGAAATGGTCTGGTTCTCATTGCTGAGGACTACATTCAAGGTTTTGAGGCCTTCGATTGCTTCAAGAGCCTCATTCGCTTTGGTATCGTCCGTGTATTTACTGGATTTCTGCCAATCGTCTGATTGATAAGCATTACCTTCCTCTCTTCCCTTCTTACAGACCATAATATCTCCTGTGGATCCCTGCACCCAGAGGTCGCCAGGGTCATACGGTGGCTGTGGAGTGGTCAGGAAAGTCCTTCTTTTCCCGTCCGCAGTCTCCTGTGCGCGGGATGCTTTATTGAGTGCCTCGATAACATCGGCGTCCTGGATCAGTGTCCATTCATATTCCTCCGTTTCGTCATTCTTGAAAAAGCGGTATGCATGACCTGTAGACTTGTCAAAAAACTTATCCCCTTCATGGGCTTTTTTGTCCTCGTCTGTCGTCCACTCAGATGCCGGCAGGTTGTCCAGTGTCGGCTCGTAGGCGTAGTAATATTCCTCTACTTTGCCGTCAATCTGATCCTGGAGTTTTTCGAGGTCTTCTTTGTAGACGGTGTCAATAAAGTTCTTTACAGCATCGCTTGCAATATCAGCTACGCTTTTTCCGGAAAGTGTGAAAAGAGTTGGTGTCACTCTTACTTCACCGGTTTCTGCATTGATGTACAGGACCTCTTTCCCGTCTTTGTTAAGTACTCTCAGTGCGCCTGTATTGATCCAGTCTGCACTGATCCCCTGCGCTTTCAGGAGCTTTGCGATCATCTCACCATCTACCAGCGCGCCAGAGTTCCAGGTCTTTCCACCATCGCTGGACATTGCCCAACCTGCAGCACTGAGTTTGATCACTGCTTTTGCATCTTCTATTTTCGGGGCATCGCAGAAATATAGGATGCTGCTGCCGTCTTCCCGCTCTACGGTGATGGGATAGAGTCCTTTTGACTTATCCATCTGTTCAGTCAGGTTCTCTAAGGCATTTTCAAATTCCGTTCTCTGATCAAGCAGATTCTTCCTGAGGTCTCTATATGCTTTAGTCACTTCGCTGCATCTCGTGATTGACAGTCTTGTTGGTGTCTCCGCTCCGCAGATCAGCTCCTGCTGTGCATATGCAGTATATGTTACTGCCGTAAAGATTGTTCGATGTGCTCGTCCTTTGGAATCTGTAACCAACCCAATATCTCCCGGTTCAATAGATGGGTCTGACTGGCATCGTAAGTTCATCGGCCGGAACTGCAGCCCGTTCAGCTTTTTTCCGACAAATTCTGAGACTGTAGCTCCATTTCCTTTCTGAATCAGATCGTTATTGGAAATTCCCAGCACATACCCGTCTGGTCCGTACTGGTATGTAGTTTCTGTTCCCTCTCCGCTCTCTTCAACTTTGATTCCTGTGATTACTACATTATTTGTTGAAAGGCTGCTTCCGGTTCCGAAATCCGTTATTTTCACAACATCTTTCGAATTCTCCATGTTGTCGGATTCCAGAAGATCTGTGTCATACCATCTCAAAGACAGCTGTTCGGCGTCGTTGATCATCAGGAATGTGCACGAGATCTGTCCGACCCACTGCAGTACTTTACGGAAATTAATACTTGAGTCTTCCGGTCTCTCATCTACGACGTATCCGTTGTTTGGGAACGATGCAGAATCTGGTGCAAGTGTCACGTTGCAACAAGTGCATGCGTCCTGCACAATGGATAATAGTGTTGTTGGGTACTGCAGCTTACTCAGGCTATACGGGCGATCGAAATTGATCATCTTGTCATAGGCATTGATTGTTATCACATTTCCTGTGTCAATGCCGGTTTCTGAATAATAAGCTCCTTTATCCAACCACTCTGTTTTCCCGGATATTTCAAGGCCTGCCTTTGCAACAATTTTTGCATTATCGAAATTTTTATCCGTAAACTTCCCGTCCATATTGTCCAGTTTGATCGTCAATTGCTTCGCGAAGGCTCCGCCGATGTCAAAACTACTCTGGTTGGAAGTGTTGTCCTTAATCTGGAAACTTCGAAGTTCTGTATCCTCTGCAGTCGCTGTAGTTCCATCAGGAAAAGTAATGTCAACTTTGTGATGCAGTATTCTGTTTTTCTTGATTGCTTCTTTGTATGCGTCTGTTGTCTTAATCATTTCTTTACCTCTGAATCACATCGACCGTTGCGGTCTTGTAGTAATAATTTCCATCTCCAATATCACCCAGATGCTCTTTACTCAGGGTTCCTCTATAGGATTCTATCGTAAGATCTACGCCATCGTCATGGAAAGAAAAAGGGAAAAATCCATTTATCATAACACTTTTGATCGTTTTTATATCATCTTCCGTTATGTACTCCCATCTGATAGATACCGTCTTTTTTTCAGCTATGACATCTCCCATCATCGTCGCCGATAAAGTTCTTCCTGTATCAGAACTCCAGATCAGTTCATCATTCACCGTCAGGGAGGTGGGTGCAGGAAGAACAACGCTTCCTGACCACAGTATTTTCTTTTTCGATAGTTCTGCCATTACCTTACCTCCACCGTGTTGTTTCTGATGTCCATAACCGTCATGGCTTCTCTCTGTGCGTTAGCAATCTGGGTGGAATCCAGGTAAAATCCCATACTCGCGAGGGCGGATACGATTCTCATAACTGCCCTGTTGATGATACTTTCCAACTCATCTCTGGATACTCCTCTGTTTCCTGCCGCCATAGCCGCCTCGATTGCCATCTTCTTAAGTTTATCTTCCGGAGCCACAACTTCGCCCTGATGCAGGTTGTCGCCGATCATAGCAAGCTGTGGTGTGTTTGGTTTTACGTAGCCGCCATCTGCCAGATGTGGGATCTCTGGAACTCTTGGCAATGACATACCATAGTGTCCGTAATGTCTTGTTCCTGTGATTGGATTCGTAAAATCATAATTGAAGGAAAATGCGCTCTCAATTGCAGATAATCCGGAATTGATTTTCTCCATCAGACTGTTGATGATGTCGATCACCATATTCAGCGGAGTTTTGGCCAGGGTAACGAGGTTGTCAAAGATTCCTCCAAAAATATCCTTGATTCCGTTCCAGGCCTGTTCCCAGTTTCCAGAAAACGTGCCCGCGATGAAATCAACAATGCCATTAAAAATCTTCTTGGCATTGTTCCACATCTGTCTGACTCCGCTCAGGAAAGTATTCATTATTTTTCCAAGTGTTCCGAAGCTCTGTGACCAGTCTGTTGTAAAGATATTCTTGATAAAATCAATGAATGGCTGGAATACTGTTGTTTTTAAATATTCAAAAATGCCTGCCGCGATCGTCTTGAATCCCTGGAATATTTCTTCGATTCCCTGCCAGCACTTCCCAAAGTCACCTTTAAAGGCTCCTGTGCAGAAATCAAGAAATCCTCCCAAAATCTCCATGATGCCTGTGAATACGTCACTGGCAACCTGTAGTATACTCAGTATCTGATCTCCTATAGATGCAATGATCGGTGCCAAAATAGGGACGATCGTATTGATTATCCATTCAACGAATGGCTTCAGAAGTGTTTCCCAGAGTGCCTGCAGGTTCTCGAATACTTTTCCTACCAGCTCCAGGAATCCGTTTATAGCTGGCTGAACGTGTTCTGACCATACTGTGCCAAACCGCTCTGCCAGCTGGTCCAGAACTGGAGAAATGTATGTATTGTACGCATCCAGGAAAACGCCCAGGATATCCGAGATTCCCTGAGTGATCGAATCTATGAACGGCTTTACATACTGATCGTAAACCTGATTGATTTTGTCGAATGTGTCTGTAACTGACTGTGCCAATGCATCGAAGACTATTCTCCATCGCGACTGCACGTTCTCAAGGGTTGTGGATATTTTATCCACGTTCTGAATAATCGGAACTGTAAAAAGAGAAATGAAATCTCTTTTAAATTTCAGTGCCAGATCAGCTATCCCGAGAAATGCGTCTGCGAATGCCTGGATGAAATCTCCGGTTATCGCTTTTGCATCGTCTCCGGAAAAGACATCGAAAATATCTGCGACCGCTACAGCAAAGTCACCTGAAAGTTTTACAATATCTGTTGTCACATCAAATAGTGAAACGATTCTCTTTTTGATGTAGTTCTTGCTCTTAGAGAGGTACTTATCAACGCCTCCTATGAGATTATCTGCGAGTGTAAGTCCTATTCTGGCTGTAGATCCTGTGATCTTCCCAAATGCAAGTGCGATATTGTCGCCGCATCTATTGGCTGCATTTACGACTGCCTGATCCGTGAAGATCTCTTTTAGATTCTTGCCGATATTCTTTACGGACTTATTGATCGAATCTATCTTTTTCTGAGAATCTCCGAATCCAATCTCAAAACCTTTCTTGAACAGCTTCGCAAGTTCCTGGCAGCGTTTCTGCAGGGCAGACAGCTTCTCGTCTGTCTTGTCAAGGACCGTGTCGCCTTTGGCAAGGCTGCCGAAGTCAACCGCATTTCCAAGCGCCCCCGCCCCGCCCGTGCTCGAAGATGGGCTCGATCCGGAGGAAGTCGTATCCGACTGGGAATCCAGCTTGTTGATCTTGTCAAAGCCCATAAGAGCTTTCATTTTCTTTGCCGCATTCTGTGCCGCCTGGCCAACCTTGTCGGTATTACCTGCCAGATTTGATGCAGAATCGGATGCGCTGTCCAGGCCTTCTGTTGCGTCACCTGCTGCCCCGGCAATCGCAGATACTTCGCTGTCTGTGCCGCTGGATTTATTCCCGGTGATCAGCTCTGTAAACGATTTGAATGCATTCGCCAACGTAGCCAGTTTGCCGATCACTGTGTTGATCACCTTGATAACCGGTGCAAACAGATTGATCAGTCCCTGGCCTATGGTCGCCATGAGGGACTGCAACTGCAGGCTCAGGATCCTGCACTGGTTCGCCCAGGAATCCGAGGTTCTGGCAAAGTCGCCTTGTGCTGCAGATAACTGGTCCTGAACGAACCGGTATCGTAGGGCTACTTTTTCTGCCTCAGTCATTGCTGAGGTTGTCTTGCCGAATCCGTTCGCAAGCGCGTAAGAATCAAGAGCTGTCTGCGTCATTACGACGCCGAGATCTTTTAAGGATTCCGTCTCGCCTGTGAACACAGACTTGATTTTTGTGTACGCCTCGTCCTGGCTTAAGTTGTAGAAAGACGCTACATCGCCTGCCAGCCCCGTCAGGGTGGAGCCCATGTCGTAAGCCTGCTGTTCTGTGAACCCGAATGCTTTTGCCATGGCACCGAATGTACCGGTGTACTGTTTCGCCATGGTCTCTGACAGACCAAAGCTCTGTGCTGCGTTCTTTGCAAACTTATCGACCTGTGCGGTCATGCTCGGAAAAGTTACGTCTACAACGTTCTGGACTTCTGCAAGATCAGAACCAAGCTCCAGGCACTGTTTTCCGAAATCAACAATCTTTTTTACGCCGAAAGCCGCTCCCAGAGCCATTCCGGCTTTTTTCGCCATGCCGGTAATCCCTTCCAGCTGCGGCTGGATCTGATTCTGTAGAGTATTTGCCGCTCTTCTGGCTGTATTTCCGATCCCGCTCATCTGAGCCTGGAATCTGTTTTCGTTTACGACCAGATCGAGCCCGATCTGTCCAATACTTGTAGCTGCCATCTATACCACCTGCCTCTTTTCGAGGACATCGGCACAATGGCACTACTTGTCCTGGTTAATCTTTATTTCAAATTCTCTCTTGCAGTGCCTTGCCTGACACTTAAAAAAGACACCCCGGCATATTGCATCCGGGGTGTACTGTACTTTCTGTTCGTGACCGCAATACGGGCATCGCACTTTTATTTTTTCAATTTCTAATCACCTCCAAAACCCGCTATGGACAGGAATCCTGCTTTGATCGCATTCATCTGTGCATCCATCATTTCTTTTGATGTATGGGTTTCAATAAATTTTGCATGTCTTGTTTTCCATTCGTTCCGGATCCGGTGGTACTCCGGAGGAAAATTCTCCAGGACTTCCTTCCTGTCCTCTGCGCGAATGGAAACAATTCTTCCAAGAGCCGTGTCGGGTCCGATACCTATAAGAAGATCTCTGAACTCTTCCCATTTCATTCCTGTCGGCAGCTCTCTGGATAACCGGATCCCGTACTGTGCCTGGAAAGAGGATACGATCAGTTCGAAATCCTCTATCAGATCATAGTACGGGTCACTGCTCTCCCTCGGATTCTCCCATAACGAGGTTCATTGCTTCCTGAACAATCGTCATCAAGGACTTTGCAGACAGCTTCTTGCCGTTGCGTTTCAGGTTGCAGACCGCTTTCACGTCTTCCGGTTTGAAAATCAGATTCATTGCTTTTCCCACTGCTTCGAGTTCATCGTTTTCTGCAAATACTCCTATCAGGCGAAGCATGGTTTCTGCATCTGCGTTAACCTCTACTTCAAGGGTTCCAATCTCCAGGATCGGATTTGTCTCGAATTCCAGTTTGTCTGTAATGTTTACTTTTACCATTTATTTTCTCCTTTTCTCCACGCAAAAAAGACTGTGGTTATAATGCTGGTGTTACGGTTGGTTTGCCGTTGCTGATCGCATCGAATTCCAGCGCGCCTACGTTGGTAGAGTCACCGCCACCACAGTTTTTAACGTCAAATACTGCTGCCGTCCAGGAAATACTTGTGCCATCCGGCATCTCCCATTCAAAGTAACCTTCTGCGTCGTGTCCGTTCTTGAATGCTTTGGCCGCGACAAAATCATTTCCAGTATCACCGATGTTTCTCTTCCCGTTCAGGGTGATAGTAACTGCCTTGGCAGTCATTAAAGCTCTCTGCCAGCCTTCTGTGTCCATTGGAGTCCAGGTTTCTACTCCATTCGAGAAGGATACAGAAAAAGTCTCCATATCCGCAATCACTGTTGCGGATTCTTTTGCTGCTCCAACCTTGAATTTATTGTCCAGGACAGGAAATACATTTGTCGCTTTTCCTCCTGCGAATCTCTGAAGGTTCATTTTCATGTCTCTTCACCTGCTTTCTTTTCAAAAATAACAGCGCCCTCTATGACCATTTCGTAGATGCCGGCATCATCTGTTCCAACATCCTGAATATCATAGAGGGGCTGGAAGAATTTTATGGTTTCATTGTTTGCCTTTGCGTCGCGTACCGTCCTGAGCTTCTGGAACAGGGCTGTAGCGGCTTTTTCTGTGTCCCTTGGGGATTTATTCCAATGGATGAGGAAAGTCACGTATTTCTCGCCGTACCCCTCTGTGGATGCTCCTCCGAGCGTTGTGCGGTACGTGTGCTGGTGTTTGCTGTTGTACACACCGATAGATCTGTCTTCTTTGTCCGGAAGTTTTCCCATGTACACATGCTCTGCAATATTAAGAGAATCAATGTAATCTCTTACATCTTCCAACATCATACGCCTGTCAACCTCCTGTAAATCTCCTTAAATGTGTCAGTCGCAAAGTCTGCCTCTTTGCCGCCTGGAAGCCAATCCGCGTACCATCTTCCGCGGGCATTTGGGTTCTCATCCTTGCTGAAGTGGTATTCCGGATGAAAGTACAATCGACGGGCGTACGGCGTACTGGAAACAATAGTGACTTTTCCATTTTTGCTTTGGGATCTGTCTAAAAACGTAGCCTCTCCTTGCAATATTCCTTTGTCAAAAGGAAATACCTGAGCCTGTTCTACTGCAGTGTGTACTGTCTCTGCTGTTTCTTCCAGCGCAGTTATCTGTGCGTCCGTGAGCTGGCGGATCTTTGGGAGGTTTAACCTCACTACGGAATTTACACTGATTAAATTACTCATACCAACTGCACCTCCGTATAGTTCACAGATCCGTCCGGATTCCTTGCCTTGATTCCCTGCTCGATTCGCCTTTTTACTCCGAAGACTGTTGCTGATCCTCCGGATATAACCGGCAAATCCGGACAGATATCTCCTGGAAATAAAGCAGTGCCGGTAATCTGCACCAGCTTCTTTTCTGCTGTCAGGACCGTTCTTGCTTTGTCCTGGTAGTTGCATTTTCCGGAATATTCGACTGTTTTGAGCGGCTCCCCGTATTCGTTCAGACCTTCTCGTTCGAAAGAACAGGTAATATCTGTCTTACAGAAATTCTTTTTCACCAAACATGGGTATCTCATAGTCTCACCTCGCCAGCCTGCAGCATAACCCTGTCTGACACAGCATCGTGTAGACATCCCTTTTCATTGCAACGCCTTTATCTGCAAAGACATTCCAGCTGCTGCCGAAATTCATTGATACGCCGTTGATGCTATAAGACGACAGGATGCTGTTAATCTCATCCGCATTTTCGTATTCAAAATCTGCCTGCATACACACAACTTCTTTAACGACTTCCTGCTGGAATTCTGTGAGATCAGAAAATCCCCGGCCTACAATACGATTATAGGTCAGGGAGTCAATGTGTCTGGATGCCTGCCTGAGAGCTTTTTCAATCTGATCTTCCGGAATGATATCTCCCTGGTATCTGTCCAGGTAATATCCTGCTGTTGCATATGATTTATAGGTCATGCTCTCTCACTTTCCTGCACGTTTTGTCCTTGTCTCCTTATTCGGTTCTTCCGTAGCCAGCACATCCAGCTGTTCATCTGTCTCTGTTTTCTCTTCCACTTCGTACCCATGCTCTTTAAACCATCCAATCAGGTAAGGATCGTCTGTTTCTCCAACACCATTGCAAAAAGGAACAGATGCAGACACGCCTGTATAATCCTTTACTGGACTAAAAATTTTCATGTCACTCGCTCCTTATTTTACCTTGATATTTCTAAATACGCCGGCTGCCTTTGATGCCTTAAGAGCAATGGCTGCGTTCATTTCGACTTCACCTTTTTTCACGGCTCCAGCAGTAGAGAAATCAGGGAGCCATGTCTGTACCGGTGCAACCCCTGCAAAAGAAACCGCATGGAGTCCGTCCATGGCAAGTCGAGCTACATAAAGAGACGTTGTTCCGTCATTTCCTTTAATCGGTACTACCTCATCATTGGTTCCCGGTTTTGTCTTCAGATCAACAAACGGGATACCGCCATAGCTCTCTACCTGATTACCCCAGTTGTCTTTCGTAACCTGGTACATGCTTGCACGCCTTGCACATGCTCTGAGTTTTGAAATCAATTTGTTATTTCCAGCAATAAATGTCGGAGTTCCATCAAGTCCGCCCAGAAATTCATCCAGCATGTCAAGAAAGTACTGATAGTTCTTTGTGACAAGTTCAGATGTGGACAGGTCAATGTTTCCTTCGGTATTGTACTCTGTAGAGCTTCCGGTCAGAGCCTTATCCAGACCGTCAAATGCTTTAGTGTCCTGTGCCGTATCTCCATTAATGAACGTATCATTGAACAGTGCCTGTGCTGCCTTGATCTTCTGTGCCTGCTGCAATTCAACTTCACTCACAATACCGCCCATGTTCGCGATCACACGGTCAATCTCATAAGCTCCACCAAATACTTTGATCTCCACGGTATGGCGTTCTTTTGTTACCTCTGACGGTGTGTACTCTTTATTAATCTCACGGAACTGTGCAGTCGGCTGAGTTTTCAGACGTGTATAACTGTAAGATGGGGTTGCTCCACCGCCTGTTGGAGATACCGCATCATCGAATGGAATGTGTTCCAGAATGAAATTTGATTTCTGGAATTCATCAATAACTCCCATCTGGAGATCATCCTGTACATTTTTCTTTGCTTCTTCAAGTGTGATTGCCATAATTATTCACCTTTCCCTTCTGCTGCCATATTCAATCTGGCGGCGATAGCTTCTTTCATGCTTACCGGTCCTTTTTTCTCTCCTTCGTCACTCTTTTTGGATCCAAGTGGGAAGAAACCTTTTCTTTCTTCTGACTTCTGTTCTGGTTTGAAAAGAAACGGTTTGCTCTCTTTCAGTGTTTTCACCTGCTCATCCAGACCTGTAACCTTTCCATCTTCCCCAAGGATTAATTTTTCGCGGTCTACAAGTCCTGCGACCAAATCACTGTCCTGGGCTGAAGTGGAAATTGCCATCTTGATTGCATTTGTTAATTTCAGATTTTTCAGTTCTTTCTGATATTCTTCCTCTTTCTGCTGGTTCTGCGTCTGCAGGTCTGCGATCTGCTGCTTCAAGGTTGCATTATCTCCTGCTGCAGTCTTTAATGTTTCAAGCTGTGTCTCGTAATTTTTCACGCTTACTTCCAGCTGAGAGCTCTTCTGCTCCACTTCGTCATATTTCTCTTTGGATACATAACCCTCCAGTTCTTTTGCGGAAGCATCTGCCGCTTTCTTTGCCAGGCCTTTCTCAATTCCAAGAGATTCAAACTGCTCCTGTGTCATTTTCTGCTCCTTTCTGATAGTTTCATGTCATTCCGGACATAAAAATAAGACGCTTAGTTCTGCGTCTTGGTAAGAGATACAGAATTATTATCTTCTGTATCGATTCTTTCTGCCGCCTTCATGTGTACCAGAAACTCTGCACGTTTCTCTGATACTTCCAGGATTTCTCCTGGTGTCCTCAGTTTCAAATCATTCTCCGCATCCTTGAATGCATGCTTTACTTTAATTTTCATCCCGTCTCACCTCCCCTCCATTGTATCGCAAAATAAAAGGGCGCAAAAATACCACCGGCCATTTTCGACTGGTGGTATTAAATACGTCCTTCTTTTTTTAATTTCTTAATTTCCTCTTCTGTAAGCTTTCTCGGTTTGCCCGGCATTGATGCCCTATCTTGAAAGTCCTTATAGGCTTTCTTTTCCTTTGCTTTCATCTTCATACGATCACCTGCAATTCTATTTCCGGCTGTATTTATAATTTCTTTTCTATTTCATCTGCTAAAATAGTGATCACTTTTTCATCAAAGCCTTTTTTATCAACTTCAAATACACAAGCCTTTCCATCTCCAAGGAGTTCCACAGCCCTTCCAGTTCGACCGTCTTTAAGTCTGTATTTTTCGTATAATTCAATCAACATCCTCGCCTCCTAATCAACATGAACAGTCGTAAGCCTCATCTCTCCCTTGCTTCGGTCATCAATCCATGCCGTTAATACTTTTGCAGTTTTTCCATTTGGTCCGGTAATATCCATAATTACCTCATAGGTCATCCCATAGCCTCTGTCACCTTTTTCTATTGCCTGATACAGTGGTAGATTGCTGCGAATCTGCTCAATCAGATGATCCGCATTTTGGGTTGTATATCCCAGTGCCATCTCAAAAGCTTTAGCTTTATTTGGATCTTTAGCTGGATTTAAAGCATACTCTGTAAATTTCGCTCTGGGAATTACACTATTCTCGTATTTCGGTAACTTCATTATACCAGAAGCAGTGGATTTTGCAATGGATTTTACCCCAGCTTTCTTCTTTGCATTGGCAATTACCTTTTCAATCTGTTCTGGGATTTTTTCACCCTTTTCCATCGCAAGAAATCCTTCAGCAAAGGTCTCATATGGATTTTTCGCCGCATAACGACTGATGCTGGATGCCGCAATTTTCCCTTTTGCAGAATAATGTTTGTTTATGTCATATACCCAGTCATTTCTTAAGCTTCCTCCTAACTCTTTGGTACTTTCCAGTTCATCCACTGTCTCCGGTTTCATTTTTCTTGAAAATTTAACTGTTTCAAGAATCCCATCCTCAATCAGCTGTTTTTCAACTTCATTTTTGTAGGTCTCCTGTTTGCTTAAAATTTGGTCTTTTAAGTCAGAAAGTGAACTCTCAACTATTTTCTTTTGTTCCTGAGCCTGCTTTAGCTGCTCCATTTCTTCCGGGGTCCCCGTCATATCAAAATATACTTTCTGTGTAAGTGCTTTCTCAGTTTCTTTTGCACTTTCCAATTGTTTTTCCAAAATATCTTGTCGCATATGCATATCTGTAATTTCAGATCTTGCGGTGCTTCGGCGGTCTTGTGTGGATGTCGGAATCTCAATAGTCTCTTTCTGCCTGTTCCACTCTTTTTGCTTTGCCTTATACTTCTGCTGATTCTCCGGATCCAGAGAGAAATCTGTCATTCTCTCGAATTTCTTCTCCTGTCTTGCAGCATATTGTTGTTTTGCTTCCTGCTGTGCCTGAGCTTCCAGATTGGAGAGTTCCTGCTTGTTGTACTTTGGATCTGCTTTGGTTATGCCAGAAAAGTATGTAGTATGGGAGTCTTTGCATCTGGGATGATATAGGCCTGCTGCTATGGCTGATGACATCAGTGGATATCTGCCATCCGACTTACTGCCGCCGCTCCACACATCGTCAATCATAATTTTACCGACAAACGGAAGGCACTTTGGGCAGGGGCAACCACGTTTATTCATGATAACCAGGTGCAAACCCCATTCTTGCCTCATCTGGCCCTCTCCCTGTAAGTAGGCTCTTTTACTGGCAGTCCGGATCGCCATATCTGCATAGTCTGCAATCGTGTGTCTGGATCCATTGGAGTACTTGATACAATTTAAGCCGGCGCGAAGAAAATCTTTTGTTGCCATATCAACAGCCTTTTCGTAGGTTCCCGCGCCCGTGTTGGCGTATACCTGGGCATTGTAGATAATTTTCCGGTACTGATCATTTGCCATCCTTAAGACTGCAGTTTCTGCTTTCTGCATGTCCTGGATGGTCGCCTGGATCAAAGCCTCCAGTTTACGGTCATTGACCTTGAAAAATTCTGCCGTGCCGCCTTTTGTGATCCGCTTTGCAGGAAATCCTTTTGCGATTGCTTCCAGGATCTTTTTCTCCTGCTCCATGCCGCCCTCGGTTTTGGCCAGCCCTATTAGAATTTTGATGGTCTGGTTAATATCTTTGAATTTCTTGCCGTATTTCTTCTTGTTGTCATGCTTGTACTTTTCCAGAGACTGCAGCATTTCTGTCTGCCACATGGACCAGCGTTTTTTCTCGTCGAGCTCTTCTTGTTTGTGATCCTCGAAGTTCCGGATCATGGATGCGATCAGCTCATTCTCGATAGCTTCGAAGGCAGCTCCGATGTCGTACTCGTCATTTATCTTTGCCATTCGACCACACCTTAAAGCCCTGCTGCCGGAACTGCCGTGTTATCTCTTTCAGCTTCGTTGTACTTTCACAGGTATCTCTCCGAAGCTCTGCATAATCAGCTTTCTCGATAGCGTACACGCCAAGAGGTACCTGCTCTTTCGCAATTTCAAGAAGTCCCTGATATTCCTTTCGGCTCATCCGATACAGCCTTTTTCCCACTACCACTCTCATCACCTTCACCACCTTCCAATTCTGTTTTAAATTCTCCTGTTTCCAGGTTCACTGCTGGTTCTTCCATGGTCTGTATTCCCTGCTCCAACTTTAGCTTTTCAATCTCTGCCTCTTTCTCCTCATCCGTCCAAGTATCTCCATACAGCTGATCTACAGATGTCTCAATACTCATGATTCCATATTGTTTGGCTTTTCCAACGGTTTCTACGGTAGTTCCAAAATCCGGAGAAGCATATTCTCCAAATTTTACGGTCGGCTTATATTTCCCTGGAGTCTTTCCATACATCAAGTCATAAGTCTGCATAATCGCGCTGAATAATTCCGGAAGAGTCTCGTTCAATGCATCTACTATCTTGTTTCGCACATGAAGCGTAACTTTTTCTTTTTCTCTCTGTGAATCTGCATTATCCGTCTTCTTCAGATCGATACCCAGAGTGGAAGGGGATATAATTCCTTGCAATACCATATCGAGGAAATTAGCATAACTGTTCACATATGCTTCGTAAGAGATCTGCGGCTGGGAGATCTCGACCTGATTATTTCCTTTTTCTGCCATATCACCACTTAATGCAATAAAATCATTGTCAAACGGGTTTGCCGGCATCAGCTCTCCTGTCTCCGGATCTCTCGGAATAAGATTGTCTGGGATATAACGTTTGATTCTACCCATCCGGATAGCATCCATCCACTGACTTATTACCTCATCCAATCCATCTAAGACATCTGTTTTCTCTTCAAATAATGCCTTTCCACGATTTTTATATTTCGTAGAATTTAATATTTTAAGCGGAACCGCCAGCATAATATCGCTTTCAATTCCTATATCGTAAAGATGAGCTGTTTCTGGGAGTAGATTCAAAGGAACCTCTTTCCCATAATCATCGTATAATTTGTATTTGATATAGCCCATTCCATACGTTTCTTCCAGTACGAGATCTTTTGTGCCTTTTCTGTATGTGGTATAGAATTTAATTTCACGAAGTTTTGAGTGCAGATAAACAAAGTCAACATTCTCTGCGTCATAGAACTCCACAATAGGATACGGACTGCAGGCATCTGCCGTAATCTTAAATGCACCATCGCCTGCTGCCAGTGTTCCGGTTATTCCCTCTCCGATCACATCATTGAGCTTGCTTTTCTTGTAAAGTTCATCCCACAGCTCATTGAGCTGCTTCTGATCCTCACCGAAATCCATGGAATCCATATCTGACAGAACGATATCTTTGTAACGGTCCACTACTGTTCCGACAATTCCACTATGCATTTTTCTGACATTGCCCTGTGCATGTGCCGCCCAGAATCTGGCTTTTTCTACACTCCATCTCGCCGTCTTCTGAAAATACTGTTCCAGTTCTGCGCTGTCGCCGCGATACCACACCTTATTTCTGATCACATTTTCCCGGAAAGTATGCGGTTCTATGATCGTTACTTTTTTATCTCTTGCCGGCTCTATCCTGAAAAGACGGGCAATAAAACTTTGAAGTCGGTTCATAATCATCACCTCTTGTAAATCTTGCTCTGATATGGGATCCATGCATACTGCACAGAATTGACCATGTGGTCATGCCCATCTTCTGGTGTATTGTCTTTATCTTCTCTCCAGCTGTATGTTTCCAGCTCACGGATGTAGATCGGGCAAGTACAAAGCACGTAGAAGCATGGCTCAATAAATGCCTGATCGTCAAACGCCATCCAGCCAAGCTGGGCGTTGATACGATCAATAATCTCCATCTTCTTCCATGCATCGTTAAGGGTATAAATGCAGCCATTTCTTCGCTTATACTTGTTCCACTCCTGCATGGTTGCCTGATCGGCGCTGTCCAGGAATACGTTTCGTGCAAATCCCCACTCTCTTTTATTGCAGTCAAGGAAATCAATCAATTTTTTTACCGTATCTGAAGGAGCCAGCGGGACATCCAATTCTGCATTGCTGTAAACTTTTTCATCCAGGACAATGCATTTTCCTTTGTTCGTGATTCCGAGAAAGGAAAAAGCAATTGTGTCCGGGGATTTCTGGGAGTATGAGGTATCGACTGCTGCCGAAAACCACATAAAAAATTCTTGTTTCTTCGGTCCTCCCGGTCTCTGTACAAATTGTCTCGCCCATTCCTTTGTGCGGACGTGACGCTGGCGAAGGAAGATGCTGAACACAAGGCCCGTTGCTTTTCCTCTCAGCCCCTCAATCTTGTTTTTATAGATTTTGGTGCCTTTCGGGGTGTTCTGGATAATCTGTCTCTTCTTTTCTTCTGGAAGCCCAGCATTGTCGTCAAAAGAAAAGAACCAATGAAGCCATCCGGGTTTTGGTTCCTCTTTTAACTCATCTTTGATTTCCTGTGGAGTGCTGTCTGCCCATTCTGGTAAAGGTCTACTGCAGTTAACATATTCTTTGTATACCAGCAGGTTTGGGTCATCCGGATTAAGGGTCGCCATAAGATAATCACAACGCATAGAAGCTTCCCGGACAAAATCAATATCTGCTGTGTTGATCTCATCAATATACAAGCATCCATACTGTCCACCAAGAGCATCTTTCCATTTGCTTTTATTTCCGTAACCAACAACAAAAATAATCTTGTCTCCTCTGGTTGTGTGAAACAGGATATGTGGCATCTTGTATTCTCCAGATCCATTGCCTTTGTATTCTGCCAGCACCCCAAAATCATCCAGAATACCAAGATCTTTGTTGATAATGTTCTTCTCTGCCGCTCCAGTATCATCTGCTGCCAGGATATGCAGTTTCTTCGGCGATTCAGCCACCTTCAGCATGAATTTAAAGAGTCCGACAGTCGTTTTACCGGCAGCTGTAGTTCCTTCCAGAAATTCAGCTGGTGCGTCATGCTTCAAAAACGCTTTGTATTTGTCAGAAAGTACCAGCCGTTCTGTGCTCATTACTCATCACCGCGTATCTGCTGTAGAATATCGTCAAGTTTTTTCTTTTCTTCTTCCAGTCCGGAAACTTCCACTTTATCCTTAAACATCCCAAGGTGCCGTCCCAGAAGTTCCAGTGCCTTTGCCTTGTCATACATTTTCACTTCTCGTTCGACTCCCTCTCCATCTTTCGTCGGAAAGCGTTTTACTCTAATGGAAGAAATCGCAGCCAAGTCTTCCTCTGTTGCATCTTCCTTGACTGTTGCTTCTTCAAAATTTATCAGGTTCTTTGGATTCAACAGACCTATCTTAGCAAGTTCCATTATGATTCTATCCTGATTAATTCCTGTTCTTTTTGACCGCTCTGCCATAGCTTTTTCTATACACGCGCGTATCTCAGGTTTTCTCAGGTTTTCACTCCCAATAGAATATGCTGCTTTAGGGCTGTAACCAGCTCTGATAGCGGCCTGAGCGGCATTCAAGTCAATCAGGTACTCTTCTACAAATCTCTTCTGTTTTTTCGTCACTTAGGCTCACCTTCTTTCTTTTTACACGGAAAAAGGTGTCCGAGTCGGACACCTGCATGTCAAAAGGCACCTCGGCTGCTGCCGGGATGCCTCATAGGGGGGAGAAAATTGTATAAGTGGGTATTGTTACCCAGTCGGAACAGATGGGTTTGAACCACCGCATGAGAGCTGAAATGTCTCTGCTCTGCCACTGAGCTATGTTCCGGTATGCTTTTTGGCCCGGACACCAGGCAACTGGATAAGCAATAACCTTTTTTCGCGGGGATACAATCCATACGCGCCGTTGTACCGATTGCTTGGAGGTTTCCTCAGTTAATTACTGAATTTTTATTAACGTCTGCAACATTTGTTCCTACCCTCGAAGTACCCAGACAGTGTTCCGGCGCTACTTTCATCAAACCTTATCTTAGAAAGGAGTGAACATCTTGGAATTTCCAATTCGTTCATGTTACACTATAACATCTTTCATCGGGACATGTGGGACATTTGGGACAAACTTTAATTTTTTTCTAAAAATCTTCGAAATTCTTTTTTGACACTCTCTGCCGTTGCCTTGCGTCCCATCCGATCTGCTACCTGCTGCCAGCTCTGATCTTCGAAGAATCTATATTTGATAATCCTTTGCATCCGGAACGGAACGGATATCATCCAGACTTCAACCTGCAGTTTCAGTTCTTCTGCTTTCTTTCTTCTCTGGTTCAGAATATCCTCCTGTGCTCTGATCTTAACGTCATCACCATAAGTGTAGATTGTTCCCTGTACCTTGAAGTGCTGCGGATTGTATGGATATTCTGGATTACTTCCGGAAACAGTCTCATTTGCTGAGATCTTTTTCTTTGCTTTCAGTTTTTCGATTTCTTTTTCAATGTCCTTGATTACCTCACAGGCATCTATGTACTCTTCCAGGATGTTTCTTTCCAATGGTATCACTCCCCTTCGGTTATTTCTTTCTACGTTTGGATAATATTCTTGCTGCGTTGACTGTATTCTCTGTGTTTTCTTTGTATGGTGTTCTGTATGGATCATAAACGCATACAAAATTCTCCAATGCTTTGAGCAGATCCGTGATGCTCATCCTCTCGTAGATTCCTAATCTGTATGCTTCCTTTGAGAATCTTATCCATTTCTCTGGATTATGACCTACTCTTTTCTTGTAGAGTTTCTTTTTCTGCCTCTTATTCATCCTCACCCTCCATCATCTCTCTGAGTTTAATGTAGGACGGGCAGATCTTCTGACCTTTCTTGTCTTCCAGGAGGATGCAGTAGGGATAGAGTTCTACTACAGTATAGGTTTTCTTTCTTTTCTGCATGGGCTGTTTTCTCTTTCCGTCTGGCTGGTAGTACTTATAGGTTTCTATGTTCTGTCCACGCTTGAACCCATACTTTTTTTTCTAAGAGCCTCTGCTTTTCTTCTCTCCGGACGCCGTTTATAGCTTCATTGGCCGTTGGGTCTGGATATCCTTCATGATTTTTCATTTCGCATCTCCCTTAATCCATAATACGGATATTGATAGTATCTGACTCCGGTAAGCTCTCTACCACTGTCCCGAAGATTTTCCAATTCTTGCTTTTCAGATATTTCTTTGGAAGTTCATGAGCCATTCCTTTCCAAGCCAAGGTACTGTATCTGTTTCCGTATTCATCTTTTTCCGGCTTCCAGATTCCAATGGTTTCGTTATGGCTAAAAATATTGTCAATTGCTTTTTTAAGTTTCATTTCTTCTCGTTCCTTTCTGGTATAGTTTTGAGAGGACACCATTCTGCCCTCTCAAAAGGATTCTTGATTACTTTCCCTGCTGCCCTGCAAACAGTGTTCTTGATGCTGATTCCTCCCAGACACAGGCATTGTTCGCAACAGTCAGGTGTTGTCATGACAAGTATTGATTGGTTCATATCTCCACTTCGTCATCCTGCGGCAACTGGAAAGTTTCCCTGTTGGTCAAAACTTCTGTTAATGCTGTTATCTCTGTTTGAGTTAGATCATCAAGTCTTTCCGCTATTGTCTTTCCTGTTATTTCTGTCAGTATAGAATCATTATGACTTCTCTGAATCATATTCAGTACTTCCATTGCTTTTTCAGGATTGCTATAATCTCCAAGCAGGTAATATGTACTTGAATCATTCGCTGTAATTCTTGCAGTACCGTCAACGCCACCTACGGCTTCTATACCTGATAAATTATCAAGGTTTAATAATACTTTCTTGTTCTGGCTTCTGATCAGCATGTTTCTTCCTCCTTCAATATCTCTACAACGTCTACACCAAGTTCTCTGGCCAGTCTTCCAACTGTGTCTGGAAGGGCTTCTTTTTCTGTGATAAGTTTCTGCACTGTGGATGGTGCAATATTGATCTCCAGATCTTTCCTTCTCTTTCCGATCCTGGCCATGATAATTTCTATTTTCTTTCTGTCTGCTCTCATTTTGTTTCTCCCGTAATCTCATCAATACAAGCATTCCAGCCAATCTTATAGCTTGGCGGTTTACCTCCTGCCTTGAAATACTTGCCATTGTAAAGCCCTGTTACTTTCATTTTCTCCGGCAACGGTTTCAATGGGCACCGGTCAGGTTTTGCTTCACTTTCGAAATCGAAATATTCTTCATTTATCACTACTTCCCCGTCGCCAAAATACATCTCTAATTCACAATACCCGCAATCCGTATCGTTGCCATTCGCGCAACTGAACGGGCATTCATAACAATTCTTCGGTGTTTCCAACGCCAGCACTGATTTTCTCATTTTCTAACCTCAAAGATAACTTTTCCCAAATATTTTTATAAACTGCTGCCTGGTATTCTGCTTTTCAAATTCTTCCTGAGCAGTTCTTTTTAGATACAGATCGGTTTCTCTGCATCTATGGACCGCTTCCGGTCCTTCCTGGTGGCATTCCAGGCATAAATATACTTTCATGCCATGTTCTTCTGACAAATCCCTGTATCCATGCCCGAAGAAGATGTGATGTTCTTCTATCATTCTTCTGCTGCCACAAAGATAGCAGACACCTTTTCTGTCTTCAGGCAATATACTTTTCTTGTGTTTCTTCTTTTTCTTTTTGAAGGTAGGCTTTGGAAACAATAGTCCTTCTTGATCCACCGCCTTCTCCTTTCTGGGAGGTGTAACAGGCACCTCCCTCATGTTCTATATGGATTTTAGTTGCACCCTTTGTTTTCAGGTGTCCGATTCGGACACCTTTCTTCCTCTGCTGCATCCGTCTTTTTCTTCCAGGTTTCCGTCCAATCCTTCCGGAAGACAGCACCAGGTTGTATCTGTCTCTTCTTCATGCGCGCGGTACTGGCAGGCACTGCAGAACACAAAATCTTCTCTTCCTGCCATATTCATTGCGCGACATATGTGTGTGTGAAAATCACAGACTTCGTTGCAGTATTCTTCCAGTTTTTCCTCGTCTGTGATCTCTTTCGGTTTCTGACAGATGTGGTCGCATACATAACTTGCTATATTCATTATTGAGTTCTGTGCATCATTCATTTCTGTATCTCCTTTAAGAATTCAATGAGTTCTGTCTCACTGTTCGGGAACTTGTTGTATTTTGGATGATGCGTCCACTTTGGCACACCTCCAGCTCTTTCCGGTTCCGGTCCACCTACAAGATGCAGATAGCATGATTCTGTTGGTACCCACCAGCTGTTTTCGTTCTTCGGTTCCGGAGCATATTCTTCCGCGATCAGGCGTGCGCCGTTGTCAAAATCATACTTGTAATATCGCGCTTCGGTGTGAGGATCTGTGTACCAAAGTCCCCACGATTTATGATTTCTCAGCCATTCTTTGCGCTGATCATTATTTTTCATTTCCGGCAAAGGCGGCTGTTTTGGCTGTTTCAGGCTTTTATTCAGTTCCAAAAGGAGTCTGAGACCAGCTACTGTCATCTGCTGCCTGGTTATTACTGCATCCGGTATTTCTCTTTCAGCTTTATCTGGTTTAAGCTGTTGTCTTAAATCAGACATCTGTTTCAGTCTTATTTCCTGATTACGTAAGCACTCAGTCAATGCTATATCCGATGGAACCGGAATGTCTTTCAGGAATTCCGGCCAGTTTTCTGGAAGCATCTCGGCGGGATCACCGACATGGTCGGACGTTTTGTTATCCTCAACAATATGTTCCCCGATTTCGGTGGGTTCAACAAAATCGCGCTGCTTTTCGTCCGGTGCTTCTGCTGCCGGTTGGCAGCTCTCTATCCATCCGCAGCGACCATTGCAGTCATCCGGACACTGAGAGCAACAGTTATATCCCTTGTTGCAATAAGCTGCTGCTCCGCATTGTCCAGATCCAGACTGGCCGGTGATACATTTTGCCGGTCCTGGCATATTGTTCTCTGGTTCTTCCTCTACCACAGATGCCATCTTGACTTGTTTCTGCTTCTTGCCGTATTTTTTGATCAGCCGTTCTGAGAAGTCTTTCCATAGAACCAGCTCTTCCTGATCGGAACCGCTGTTAAAGAGCATCCCCTCTTTCTGTCCCTGATAGTTGAGATGTCCGTTTCGGACACGTACTGAACCATATAAGGCACTGAGCATGTAGATGGCCATGTTTAGGTTGTTTTGAAGGATGTAGGAGGCAACGTTCTTTCCCAGGGCCTCGAAAAATCGGTCTATCTGGATATCTACTGGAATGATTGTAGCTACTTCCTGAGGTTTCGCCGGATGCAGTGCCTGTTCTATGGTCATCTGGCCCGGTAAATTCTCCTGTTCCTGGCGGGCTTTCAGGAGCTTTGCATCGTTGATGGAGATGTTTCCATTCTTCTGGAAGATCTCATGAGCCTGATACTGATATTCTGGTTTTAAGCCGGCAAGTTCTGCTGCCGTCGAAAGATTTATGTGGTTTTTCTTGAATTCTGCCATGAGACTGTCCGAAAGATTTGTATCAATACTTCTGTATCTTCCAATCTGGCTGGATGATGCTCCAATCAAATGTGCTGTAATATCTCTGGTCTTTCCTTCCAGCTCTACGTTCTTCCTGAGTTCTTTTACCAGTTCTTCCATCTGCAGTGCTTCAGTCATCTTTTCCCAGTCTGTTTTTTCGCGATATGTGTTGGACTGGATGATCATGATCTTCCGGATGATTTCATCTTGATTTCCTGTGTCCAGATCGGTTTTTGGCCTGTATACGCACGGAACTTTCCGGAAGCGTTCTTCTCCCTGCTCTATTAATTCCAGGCAGCACTTTCTTCGACTGTGACCGGCGATGATGTAATCTTTCCCATCTCGATTCTCAATAAGGAGAGGCTGTAGGAGTCCCAGTAATTTGATGGATTCCTTGAGTTTTGCGATCTTCTCCGTATCATAAAAATTCTCGTTTGACGGAATCAGATCTTCCGGATTTCGGTAGACAACCTTCTGTTCCGGAATTTCCATTTCCTTTCTTGACTCCTGGGAAAGAATTCCCTTGAGATCAAATTTCGCCATTCTCATTACCTCCGATCATTTCCAAATACTCTGTGACCAGTTTTTCATAGTCTTCTGCTGCCGCCGATCGTGGGCTGTACAGAGTTACTGGTGTTCTTACAAAAGTGCTCTTTGCCACCACGACGGAGAATCTGATCATTGTTTCCATCGTCGGATACCATTTTTTTACGATCTCTGCTCCCTGGCGGTGCGCTTCGTTTCGCTTCTGGTATTTCGTGATAAAGCATTTTACAGTCTTCAGGTCCGGATTGACTTCTTCTTTGACCTCTTCAATCTGCTCCAGAAGTTCTTTCATGCCTTCCATGGTGTTATCGTCCACCTCGATCGGGATCAGAACGTCCTCTGCTGCCGTCAGGGCATTAATGACTGACACGTTGATGTCCGGAGCATTGTCCACTACGCAGAAGTCGTAACGGTCGGATACCTGCTGCAATGCTTTCTTCAACCGGTTCTGCTGTGGGCGGACGTGATCCATGGTGACTTCCATGTTCGCCGTCAAAAGTCCGAGATTCGCAGTGATGATGTCCAGATTTTCATAGTCCGTTTCGTGGATCAGGTTCTCCATATCCGGATGGCGATCCAACATGATGCGGTCGATACCGTCTCCGTCGATCGTGCGACGGTTTAATCCACGGGAGCAGTCTCCTTGCTTGTCGTTATCCACTAAAAGGACTTTGTATCCTCTCTGGGTGAGGATATAGGCAATGTTGATACTGGATGTGGTCTTGGCCACACCGCCCTTTAAGTTGATGATTGATATTGTTCTCATGTATTTTCTTCTCCTTTTCTGTTATTTTTCATGTTCTTCGATAATCTGATCAATGAGATCGTCAAACCTGCAGTTTTTGCAGAACTGCTTTTTCTCGTCTTCTGTGAGGTTGTCCGGGATTTTGCAGATCTGGCTGCAGACATAGGTCTGTAATTCATCGAGAATAGATTCCATGCCGCTTTCTGGCTGCTCGATCGGCACGGAGCATCCATTCTGGTTTTCCTTGTTCTGGTTCGCTGTCATATAATATTTTCCCTCCTTCATCTCTGTAGTATTTGTATTTAATGCCCTGGCGGGCAATTGTTCCCAGATATTCCAGGATCTTTGGGTCCTGATCTGGGCGCAGACTCCATCCCTGTCCCCATAATTCTGTTGTATTCATGTTTCTTCATCTCCTCCTGCATCCATGCGGAGTAACTGTGTTTCTCAGATCTTGCGGTGATTTCGTGTGGATCCGGAAAGGCATGTACCAGGCTGTAGATCTGCTCCCACTCTGCAGCGTTCTTGATCGGGCGATCCTTTGCGTCGAGATATCCCATTCCGGCCATTTCTTCCAGTTTTGGGATACGGCTGGCCACATAGTCGTCCTGTGTATGGATACAGATCTGAGCCTGGACGGTCATGCGAGAAAGAGCTTCGATAAGAGTCTGCAGTGTAGTCTGGTGGTATGTTCCGTTCGAGATTCCAAAGGATTCCTTCGTCTTTTCCTCGCCGTGGACGGTTGTTGCAAGGACATATCCACATTTTCTCTGTCTTTTTCCCTGGAAGGTGGAATCTGTTTCCAGGTATATATCTACTTTCCACATGTCTAATCTCTTTTCTTGATCTTAATCAGCGTGTAATGCCGGTAAGCGTATTTTGTTATTGGATTTCTACCTTTTTTGATACTCTCCGGGTCTATGTAGTAACCTTTTGGCGGCTTCGGGTCTCTTACGAAACCTTTTTTGTTTACCAGGACTCTTTTTCGGATTTCTTTTTTCTTGGGATCTTTGCGAATCAGGTTCCTGGAACAGCTATAACGTTTCATTTCTTCTTCCTCCCATTTCTCCAGAGGCTTGACAATGTATTCCGCCAGTTTCTTGTAACCGCCTTCAGCATAGATAGTGGTGAAGTTCACATGTCCGTGTCCTTTCTCACTCTCCCACAGGTCTGCGATGATCAGATCTGTAGCGGTCTCCTCATTGGATTCACGATTGACCAGGATATGTACGTGAGGTCCGCCTCTTTCGCCTATAGCAATGCGGGATATGTATTTCAAGGTCCATCCCTGTTTCCTATATTTCTCCCTGGCCTTTCTTACCAGCTTGCTGAGATCTTCTTTTATTTTTTTCCATTTCGGCCGCGAACCTCTTTGGTATGTGAGAGTGATCCAGTAATCTCTTTCGCGGAAGTTCCACTTGATCAGTCGTCTCACATCCCGTTCTCGCTTCCACTGATTGTGCTTTGCAATCTCCTCAGGAGTGGCTTTTCTTTTTTTCTCTCTTTTCTGCAGGGGAGCTCCAAACTTTCCAGTGTGTTTCTCCTCTACTTCCAGGGTATCTCCGAAATCCCATATTTCTCTTATATATCCTGTTTCCATCCTGTATCCCATAAGCACCTCTTGTCCTAAGTTTAATACGCTTGATCGAGCCCCGAAGAGAGGTTATATCCTCCCGAAAAAAGGTCAAAAATAAGCAGGCTCCTTTGCCTGTGTCTCTTGACGTACAGGTGCTGCATGAGATATACTGTATGTAAGGTTTTTATTCATACAGCACCTTGTATGTTGGCTCGTGTTCCCGCACGAGCCTTTTATTCTTTTCGGATAACCAAAATCTTTGAACTGTTCATCAAAAGTCTTGTTACCATCTTTTCATCTTCACTGCTCTGGCTTTCCAGGGCTTCTTTTACGGCAACCAGAGCAACTATGGCATAAGGGATATCTCCCTCTTCGATGCTGTCCATGAATCTGTCTATGTACGCCTGTACTCTATCCTGCAGATGCTTGTCCCATTTCTTCGGATCAGCTGCTGTTTTCGTAAAGCGTCGGATAAATTCTTCGTGACTTTCGTTTTTCATTTAAAATCCTCCTTGAATTTTGCATTGATGTATGGTATCTTTGTTTTATTGATATTGTTCTATTTGATTTTGAGCCGTGTGGTGGCAGCCGCATGGCTCTTTTTCTTTGTCTTGTCCTTCAGCTCCAGGAGCAGGAAGAAAACTATCGTTGTGATCCCGGCGTAGGTTGCTATGTACTGCAGTCTTGTCTCTATGCTCCAGATTGGAAGGAGCATGATGATCTGCCCTGCGATGAGGGCGATATTGAGTTCTTTCATTGGTCTCACCTCCCCTCTATTCTATGGTGTAGCTGCCACCGTACAGATCTTTCCTCAGATCTGCGATCATTGCGGCTCCATCGTATGTACCCCAGTAACTTCCTACTGTTCCGTCCGCAAAGCGGATCTTCCATATTCTGTTTTCCATGTTTTTTCTCCTTATCCAGCTGACTGTCTTCTGTAATAGTTCAGAATTATCTTGGATACATTGTCGATAATTCTCTGGTTGTCTTCTGGGGTGTTGTTCTTGCAGTAGTCATCGTGGATCCGGATTTCTCCGGAGCCTTTTTTGATTACTTTGATAATTGCCATATGTATGCACACTCCTTTCTGGTGTATCATATGTTAGTTTCCAGAAATGGTTACTCTTTGAAATTGTTTATAGTTTTTTCAGATTTTGCCGACTGGTTTCGATTGATTTTTCCCTGCGTTATCTCTATTCTTGTAATACAGGCACTGGCATGCCGAGTACATAAGAAAGGAGACTTCTATGCAGTTAAACCCTACTTGTATTCGTGATATCCTGATAACAGTTGAGTCTCATAGTGATTTTCATACTTGTACGCATTATAAAGTCGAAGATCCTTTTCCTGAACTGTCAGGTCATTCTCACGAGGAAATCTTGTATCACATTCGCCAGTGTGAAGAATCTGGTTTGATACAAGACGTTCATTTTTATGACAATGGCAAGCATACCGATATTGCAGATCTCACGCCTGTCGGTCATGAATTTTTGGCAAACATCCGTAATGACACCGTTTGGAAGAAAGTACTTTCCAAAGGAGCTGGTGCTTCTTTGAATATCCTTATGGAACTTGCCAACCAATTTGCAGTGAATCTCTTTTTAAATTAAGGGTACTTCACTTTCATTTTCATCAAGAGTTCAGCTGTTCCCGAAATAACTGAACTCTTGATTTCAATTTTTTCAATGTGATGGAGCATTTTATCATCAAGATATACTTCAGGTCCTTCCGGGCTCTCTTTTGTATGTAAATGAATGAGTTCGGCTTTTTCTGTTTTTTCTTCCTGCTGGCTTCGAGATGTTTTCTTAGAGTCAGCATTTTTTGTGGTAATTTCCATTTTCTTCTCCTTTCTTATGCTGTCTTCTGATTTCAAAATTGTACTATTGACTTTTCTTTGTTTCTCTCCTACTCTTGTAATACAGGGCACTGGCATACCTGAGTATTTACAGAAAGGAGATTTTTATGGTTATTACAAAACACTCTCTTCGTATTCTTCGATACATATATCACCAAAAATCAGTTTCTTACCTCAAACTCAAGAAAAAGTTCAAAGTTCCTGATTTAGATGAATCATTAAGCAATCTCGTTCGTGCTTGTTATGTCATACAAGTTGGAGGATCTGTTAATAAGTATGGAGAACCTATGCCAATTCTTGAAAATACGTTTTTTAAGCTCGATGATCTTGGCGTTGCAGAAGTCGAAAGTAAACAATGGTTTAATCTGCAATTTGTTTTGCTCCAAATTGTTCTTCCTGTTGTCATTGCAATTATCACAACCTTGATTACAATATTCCTAACAACGCTGCTATCCCCATCCCTATGAAGCTTCCTGCGATGCCACCAATGATGGGGATGGCGGCATCCTCAAGAAAAAGTTTTATCCTTTCTATCATTTCCTGTATCCTTTCTTATGCTGTCTTCTGATCCTGAAGTTCCTTCATTGCGCTCATTCCTTCTGCCACTCCCAGAATCCTTTCCTGCTTGGTTTCTGGGAGTTTTGGGATAATCTGGCAAAGGCGACTTAAAATTTCTTTTTCTCTTTTGGTCATGTTTCTTTTACTCCTTTCAGTTGTTTTTATCTTTAACTCAGTTTAACAATATCACTTCTTAGTTGCTTTGTCAAGTTGTTAAATTGCAACTGAGTTAAAATTAATAATTGACATTCCTTTTTGCCTGATGTAATATAAAATCAGAAAAGAGGTGATTTTGGTGAATGAAATAACTGGAAGAGTCAGAGAAATTTTTGAGAAATCTGGTAAATCTCAATCCGATTTAGCTAGAAGCCTTAACGTTACGCCTGCGTATATATGGAAACTTCTTAATAAAGACGATGCAGTTCCGAGCGAACGATTAATTGATGACATCTGCGAAAAGTATCATGTCAGAAAAGAATGGCTATTACACGGAATCGGCGATCCTGACGAACCGCTTAACCGCAAAGAAGAAATCGCGCAGCTTACAGCTGATCTGTTTAAAGGGCAAAAGAATTCTTTTAAAGAAAGATTAATACTTGCTCTGTCAAGGCTAGATGAAAGCGAATGGGAGTTGCTTGAGAAAATAGCTGAAGAAGTTGCAAAAGAAAAGGACTGAGGTCTTTTTCCTCAGTCCAACGTTTTCTCAATTTAGCAGCCTTATGATTACTTCATAAATAAATTCAAGTATCTCTTCATCTTGTATTCCATTGAGAAGCTGTAAAATCTTTTCTTTGTAGTTCATATGTAACTCCTCCTTTTTTTCGAACATGTGTTTGTATTTTCATTATACAACAGTCGCATGCTTGAAGCAAGCATTTAAGAGGAGTTTAGAGTGGTGAATTCATGAAAATCCCTCCTTTCACTATTAATACGAGGGAAATTCTCGAAAATCACGCTGCCCAATGCAATCGTCCAGAATTCTGGACACTTATTTGTACGGAGAGTCAAATAGATCTGTGATCCTTACTTTTAAGGCTTTTGCGATCTGTTCCAGATTGTCCAGTGTAGGAGAATATTTCTCATTCATGATGTTGTTGATCGTGGATTTTGAAATGCCTGTCATGTTGGATAACTGCCGTACCGAAATGTTGTTGTTGTACATGATGTTGTCTAGTAATATTTTCATGCAAATATTGTTTGCAGTTTTTTATATTTTATTCTTGTACGAAAAGAGGAAATTGTTATGGCATTAATAACATGTTCTGAATGCGGAAAGCAGTTTTCAGATAAAGCGCCCGCTTGTCCTAATTGTGGCTGTCCCATAAGCAAGATGAATCTTTCTGATGAAATTAAATCTTCTGAGCAGTCCATCGATGAAGGCGATCTATCCTCTATCTGGAGTACCGTCCCTTCTAAGTCTTCATCTGCTGCTCCGATTAAGCCGCATGCTACTCAGAAAGTAAGTGCCGTTAAAATAGACGAAAGTAATCACATGTTTCAGATTAATGGTACTGTTCCTGTAAATGGAAAGAAAAGTGGAATTGTTGGTAAAACCTTCAAAGGTTTTATGGCGGTCAGCACAATGGGAATGTCTCTTGCCGCTGAAAAAATATTAAGTAGTAGCAAAACAAAAGTCGGAGTAAATAAATGGTATCCATTTTCTGACCTTGTGAGTTATGATCTTTTGGAAGATGACGCTCTCGTAACAAGTGGCGGCGTTGGCCAAGCACTTATTGGTGGTGCAGTTTTTGGCGGTGCTGGTGCAGTCGCAGGCGCTGTTACCGGAAAGAGAATTCAGAAGAAAAGAATTGATTCATTGTATATCAAAGTAACCTTGAATACTTTCGACATGCCTTGTGTATTAATTCCGCTAATCACTAAACCAACTAAGACAAATTCCAAAGAGTATCAAGTAGCTTTTGAGGAGGCTCACAAAATACTTTCTGTATTGGATGTAATTGCTCATAATTCATAAAACAAAAACCGCCCCTGCTACCAACAGAGACGGCTTTTCAAGAAAATCTTTGCAGTGCGTTGGCACTGTGCTATTTTCTTCCCTAGACAGTTAGATTATAGCACAGTTTCCGGCACCTGCAAAGGTGTATTTTTTATACCCTTTTTTAATATTATTTACAGGAGGTTGTGCTATGAGTCTTGAAAATGTATGTATTTATCTGAGGAAATCCCGTGCCGATCGTGAAGCCGAAGCCAGGGGTGAGGGTGAAACGGTCGCCAGGCATGAGCGGATCCTCCTGGATCTTGCCAAAAGCCGTAATTATAACATCGGTGCGATCTATAAGGAAATTGTATCCGGAGAAACTATCTCCGCCCGCCCTGTCATGCAGCAAGTGCTGCATGAAGTTGAAGCCGGTATGTGGGATGGAGTTCTTGTGGTTGAGGTCGAACGTCTGGCCAGAGGCGATACTATCGATCAGGGCGTTGTGTCCAGGGCTTTCCAGTATTCTGATACCAAGATCATCACCCCCACAAAAACATACGATCCGAACAACGAATTTGATGAGGAGTATTTTGAATTCGGACTTTTTATGAGTCGAAGAGAATACAAGACTATCAAGAGACGTTTGAATGCCGGACGTATTGCATCTGCCAGAGAAGGTAAATACGGAGGGAACAAACCGCCTTACGGCTACCGGCGTGTGAAACTTCCGAACGAGAAAGGCTGGACTCTGGAGATCGAACCGGATCAGGCTGCTGTCGTTAAACTTATCTTTGAGTGGTACGTAAATGGTGTTGACGGTGATCGAATCGGAATGTCTAAGATCGTCCGAAAATTAAATGATATGGGATTCAAGACCATGCGCGGGGGATCCTGGGTGATCTCTACCGTACAAAGCATCATCCGGAATCCTGTTTATGCCGGTATGATCCGTTGGAACAGTCGTAAATCAATCCGGAGTATTCGCGATGGTCAGGTTACCGTTTCACGTCCAATGGCTGAGGATTATATCCTGGCCGAAGGCAGACATCCTGCTATCGTTTCCAGGGAGCTTTTTGACCAGGCTCAGAAAATTGTTGATCAGAATCCGGCTCGACCAGTTTCTTCACTGCATGTTATCAAAAATCCTCTTGCCGGTATTGTCCGCTGTGGTAAATGTGGGCATACTATGACGCGAAAGGCTCCCTCTGCCCGTCAGGAAGCTCTGCTGCAGTGCCCTTATTCATCATGCCCCACTGTAAGTAGCAAGCTTTCTCTTGTTGAGAATTCTTTGATTGATGGAATCCAGAAACTGGTTGATGGTTATCGTCTCAATAGTGATGTTTCTGATCAGAATTTTGTTTCTTCGATAGAAATAAAAAAAGACCTGCTTTTGGAAAAACAGGTTGAACTAAAAAAGCTTGAGAAAAAGAAAGAAAAGCAGTATGATCTGCTTGAACAGGGAATCTACAGTGCTGAGATTTTTATTGAACGTTCCCAGACAGTTTCTGCCGAAATAAATCAATGTCTTGAATCCATCCATTCTCTTGAGCAAGACATAGCCAAAGAACAAGAACGTCTTGATCAGCAGAATTCTTTCATTCCTCGCTGTGAAGATCTGCTTGAGCATTATTGGTCCTGGGATGTTTCTACCAGAAATCAGTTCCTACAGGAGCTGATTGAGAAAGTCGTGTACAATAAAGAAATAAAAGACTGCAAAAAATGTAATGAAATAACTTTTACCCTTGATATTTACCCTAGAATCCAGGGTAAATAA